ATGTTAAACGACTTAAAAATCAAACAGTTAAAACCGAAAGAAAAAACCTATAGAGTTGCTGATCACTCTGGTTTGTGTCTTGAAGTACGTCCGACAGGTAAAAAGTTTTGGCGTTATCGTTATCGCTTCCTCAATAAACCGCAAATGCTGACCATTGGGCAGTACCCAGAAATTAGTCTGTCCTATGCCCGAACTAAAACTAATGAGTTCCGGGAACAACTTGCTAAAAATATCGACCCTGCTGCAGTTAAGAAAAATGAAAGATTAGAAGCCTTGCAAGCCCAGGAAGAAACCTTTAGATCCATTGCAAAAGAATTCTGTGAACATAAGAAAAACTCGAAGTCGGAAAACTGGCTTTACATTCGACAGCTATCATACGAAGTGGATATTTTTCCAGTCATCGGAGATAAGCCAATTAAGGATGTTACCTCTGTTGATGTTAAAAACATTATGGACAATGCAGTCAAGCGAGTGCTGAAGTCTGGTAAGGGTACTGGTGAGAATAAGGCTATTCTGGTGCGACAAAATATTGCCGAAGTCATGCAATATGCAATTATTTCGGACAGGCTAACTAACGACCCTACTTATGCATTACGCGGCTACATTCATGCACCTGAAACTGAGAATGCCCAGCCCATCAGCTCTCATGACCGTAAAAAAATTATGCCAAGCATCAGCAAATATGATGGTTCAATTAGTACCAGAAATGCACTTAAAGCTCTTATCTATACAATGTTGAGAACAATTGAAATTCGCAGAGGCTTAAAGTCATATATTGATTTTGATGCTCGGACCTGGACTATTCCGATTGCAACCAGATCAGAAATTCTGGCAGGCAAGCGTAATATGAAAAAAAACCGAATCCATATTGTGCCTTTATCTAATCAGGTAATAGAGATATTAAAAGTGCAATTTGCTGCTTACCCTGATAGCCCTTATATTTTCCCCGGGGTAAAAAATGAATCCATGATCGGGCCTACAACGCTAAATCAGGCATTTCGCAACATGGGATTAGGTCATATCACTATGCATGACTTTAGGGCTACAGCGTCTACCGATCTAAACGAAGCGAACTACAATTCAAACTGGATTGAGCTGCAGCTTGCTCATGTTAAGGGTGATAAAGTTAAGGCTACATATGATCACGCCAAATGGCTGAGTGACCGCAGGAAGATGATGCAAGATTGGGCGGATATTGTGGATAGTTGGAAGGAATAAAAATGAAAACATGGACCTACTTTTACATAGAGCACACGATTAAGAATGGGGAGATTTTTAGGAATGAGCCTGGATGGGCTTTAAATTTGCAGAGTAATTATGTGGTTTTGAGCAGATTGCAGAGCTAAATTGCCGTTTGTCGGCAGAATAAAAATAAATCAAAATAGTGCTTGACCATGCAGACATTTGTCTGCATAATACATACATAGACAGGAGATAAGCTCCAGTCAAATAACCACGAGGTGGACACCATGAACAAATCAGAACTTTTCAAAGCAGCTCACAAACTAGCTAAATCAGTAATCAAATCAGGCGACAACTATCGCGTTACTTTCGGTGCTGCAATCAAAGCAATCCTTGAGGGTCTTGTTATGACTACTAAATCAATCGCAGATCAACTTATTGAAGCTGGTGCTAAAGTTTGGGAAAACCATGGTTTCAAACGCATCTATATGACTTGCTCTCAATTCAACAAAGTTACAGGTCGTGATTACAACTTGAACGACAACAACAACAAAATCTTTTATGACTTTGCAACTAACGCAATCATGCGTAGCTACAAAGGCAAAAAACCAACTCTAGAAGTTCAATACTAATCACAAATGCCCTCGAAAGAGGGCAACCAAAGGACAAATGGAAATGAACTTAACTAAATTCAAATCAATCTGTGAAATGTTATTTGGTCGCTCTTGGCAAGCTCAAGTTGCTGATTACTTGATGATTAGCCGCAAAACGGTTTCATCTTGGATTGAACGTGGCTCAATCCCTGCGTGGGTTGAAAAAGAAATCAAACCTCTTGCTATTCGCCGAGCTAAAGAGTCTCAATTCGCGCTTGAATCGCTTGAAATGAGTGAAGATGATTTCTACCACAATCAAGCAATACTTAATGGCGAAGTCTTTCACTATGACGCTGATCGCTACAACTTTGAAGATATTAAACAGTTTATCGAGAATCAGAAATGGACTGTTCTTGATTCTGCTAAATATCAAATTCGTGAAAAATGGTCACTTGAAAGTGTTTTGCAATGGGTTGAAGACCGCATGTTGAGTGAAAACGACATTGCTAGTTATTTAGAGCGTAATGATGTAGCACTCGACGACATCTGCGAGATTCAAAACATGCGTGGCGATGCTTGTTCTGATGTTTGCTCTGATGTAGAAATTATATATGAGCGTGTGAATAAGTAGAATTAAGCCCTCCTGGTGAGGGCTATCAATTCACACACTGAACACAAACAGTGATATGAACTTTTGTTGATATTGAATGAGCTGTGCAGCCGGAGAGAGCCGCACAAAGCAGAATACTAATTATCCTTAGCTGCATAAACCAGATTATCTGCCACACGCCGAACCCACCCCTTACCGAAAGTTTTAAATGTGGATAAATCTGTGTAGAACTTTAGACGTTCAGCAGTCAAAGTAAGTAGCACATCATTTAGATCCATAGCATTTACAGCGGCAATCGTTTTCGGCCCAATGATGCCATCTGCCGGTACACCTGCGACTTGTTGCAGTTCCTTAATAGCTCGGCTTTTCCCGGCATTTACCGCAAAATCCCATAACTGAAAAACAATAGCTGAATGCAGTTGCTCGGCACCTAACTTTTCCCACCAGTCGCGCCGGTAAATTTCTTTCGCTTCAGCCAGAGTTAAATTCTTAATATCTATATGCGGGTAAGTGTTTGCAGCGATACCATACTTAGTACCTTTTAACTGGCCCTTACCTACTATGCCGCCAGTCCAGTTACCCGGGTCGCTTCGTAAATTGGTATAACCTGCTTCATGTCCAATCAGGCGCTCGAATGCCTGTTCAAAGGTAATCGTGTTATCAGGAAGTGATGCAAAGCCTAAAACGGTTGGCTCTGGATTAAGCTCGGGCTGAGCTTTCTTGCGACCAATAATGGTGGCCAGTAAAACAAGAATGATAGATACAATGCTTTGATAGGTCGCTGGCAGTACATTTGCATTTGATACTTCCTGCAGAACCAATTGTAAGCAGGATAAAAAAAGCGCCATATAGGCGCCATATTTTACCGAGTCAAATTTCCAGACACTTTCATTTATTAATTTCATTTTTCCTCTCTCATATTTCGTTCATAAAGTTTGTTGCGGATTTCATCTAATATTCTTGATGTTTGATCGCCCTGTTTTTCGATAATCATGATTCGTTGGTCATTGTTGGCTGTCTTGGATTGAGTATCCCGAACGTCATTCGATAGCGTGTACCACGAACCCACAATCCCTGAAACTAAGGCTATGCCTCCCCATTTGAACCACTCACCAAGCGTATCAATTCGGGTTTTACTGGTCTTAAGCTCACCAACATCCCTTTGAATTTTCTCAAGCTCTGACTGGAAATTGGTCTGGGTTTGCAACAAGTCAGCTCGGGTTTGCTGGTGGTCTTTGCTAAGCTGAGTGATAGTCATGTCCAACCGATCAAGCTTCTGTGGAATGTCTCCAAGCTTGTCTATCTTCTGACACATATCAGTCATCTTGTCAGAGAGCAACATAAGTGAGCCTGCGCTTGCTACTGGTGGATCAGTTGTGTAATCGGCCATTGTGCCCCCTATTTTTGGTAATAAAAAAGCACCCGAAGGTGCTATAACTGGACTGATTCAACTTGTTCTCTTGTTTCAGTATCAAAGATTAGTTGTCTAGCAATGCGCCCCCTTTCGTGAACGCTTGCAATGTGAGCTTGCAATGCTGCATAGAGTTGCCACAGACATTAAGCTGTACCCAATAAAAAGCCCATTATTCAGGGCTTTTCGTCGTTAGGGGACTAACTCCCTTGCGTGCTTATAAAATTCTGTATCTTAGCGACATACACATAAACAGGTACTCTAGGGTTGGAAAGACTATCAACTATGTAACGATAAACTCGAAAGTACAGTACGCCTCCTATTTCTTGGACAGAAAATTCTGACGACTCGTAATACGTATCTGTGCCGTTATCGGCATTCCACACAGCCATTAACGGAACAGATACGAAATAGTCTTCTTTCCGTTCACCCGCTGGGATACTGAAGGAATGGACAAGCCCGTTAGTTATTAGAACTTTATGAACGATAGACACTGAGTATCTATAAGTGTCCATTGTCCATGTAGGTTTATTGGAATCGTCGTCCGCGTAGCAGGTGATGTAGCGGGTATCGAGCGCAACTCCAAGCAGATCAGTTAATATTACCTCTAATCCTTTTTCGGGGTTTCCTGTATCTGCAAGTTGAAAATAAGCTATGTACTCAGAATTGCTGTAGGGCGTGCTTACGTTGACTCCGTTACCTGATCCTTTCGGTCTGACAAACACAAGCGAATCAACTTCCTCGTTGACGTTGTTATACGGTACTTTATATGGATATAAATACGTCCGAGCACCCTCTATTGCGGGGTCTTTATACAAGGGGAATTTATACGTCCATGTGTACGATGTATTAGTCGTCGGTCTAACGATCCGCTTACTTAATGCGACTAGCGGCATTTTTTGTGAATTAACGCTCTCGCGTCCGTCTTCTGCGTATACGACGAACTTAGCCATTTAGTGTACCTCCAGTATCCTAAAAAAATATTTTGCATTAGGGTACGTCGGCTTCAGGCCGTTAATTAGGTAGCTGTACATACCTGACGGTATATTAACCACACCGTCTTCCACTTGCCCGAAACTACTGGTTGCTGTGTAGTTTTTTATATAATTACTTACCGTCGGATGATCGCTGTACGTCGGAAGAAGGATATGCACATCCTTCCGCAGTCCTGCGATGTAGATTTTACCTGAAACATTACTCCCTGAACCCACAGCTGCAATGTTGCTGTAGGTAAATTGGTGTATCCTAAAAAGTGTGGGAATCGTCGCCCCTGAAGAATCAAAGAGTAATGTATTAGCCGCATCATCAGCATAAACTTTAATTGAAGCCGTCATTTTAGATTCCTATGTAAATTGCGAGGCGACCGCTGGGGTAGAAAATTTCAGTTTTACCACCTGACTTGATTTCCTTACTGCCGTCGGCTCCTATCGTCGTAAACGTACCAAAATTCGCACTAATCGCACTCAAACTGCCAATACTCGCTGTATCAATATGCGCCAATTTGACCGATTGATAATCAAAAAAGCCCGCTTTGATATAAGCGCCCACCGGAAAGACTGTGCCAGTGTTTGGGTCGGTGTAAGGTGTACTGCGGAAAATGAACGGGTAATAACCTGTACTACCACCTGAGCCAATCGCAAATGAATCAAAGTTCATAATGAAATTAGACTCTTTGCCAGTGTTAGCACCACCCCAACCTGCCACCTTGCCGTTCACATCTAGCTTGATGTACTTTTGCGCATACAACCCATCTACACTTTCACTCACCTCCTGAATTGATGCTGTGTTACCTGCGACAGTTGTTTGAAGTGTGGTGGTTGCTTGCACGTTTGCAGAAACAGCATCGGCATTCGCTTTGATTTGTTGCTTGTATAAAGCATCATTTCCGCTAATCGTCGCAAGAACTTGATCGGTTCTTTGTGCTTGAGCCATATCGCCTTCAATTAGCGCAGACTGTAACGACCAAACACCTGTAAGACCTTCTGTGCTACCAATAAAGTCATCAGTCGAGCCGATGAGCTTCGGATTGACTTGTGCATACACACCGTTAATTTTGGTTGCATTTGCGCTAATTTTCCCATCTTGCTCCGACACTTTTGCGTCAATTTGAGATAGTGCGCCAGCACTAGCCTTTGTTCCAAGCTCGGCAGTAATTTCCTCAATTTTGTTCGCATTCGCGTCTGACTTTGTTGCTGAAGCAGTTGCTTTTTCGATCGCGCTTGCCGCTGCGGCAGCCGCAGCATCAGTATCAAGCGTATTTTGATCTGCTACCGCCTTGACTTCGGTCACTAAAGTTGAAAGTGCTTGTGTGTCATCAATTGCGGTTTGAGCCTTGATCGTTGCTGACGCCGCATTCACCAAGGCTTCATCTGCTGTGCCTCGTGCTTCATCTGCTGTGGCTTGAGCTGCATCCGATAAAACCTTGGCTGCTGCAAGTGCTGCATCTGCCTTGTTTTTAGCATCTAAAGCGGCTGCTGCTTTTGCTGCTGATTCTGCTGCATTGGATTTTAATGTAGCATCATCGGAAGCTGCTGCCTTGGCTGCATCGGCTTCGGCTTTCGCTTTAGCATCTGCATAGGTTTTGGCTGCTGACTCGGCAGCACTAGCTTTTGATGTAGCGTCAGAAATGGCACGATCTGCTGTTTCTTGTGCAGTTAGTGTGCGACTATCCAGCGCGATAAGGAGTTGACTATTTGAGTCTGTGTCATTAACAACACTCTCTATGTCAAAACGAATATTCGCTAAAGCGGAATCGTTGATTGCCCGATAATCCACCAGTGCTTTTGCGTTGGCACTATCCGCGTCAGCACGTGCTTGCGATTCCCTAAAGATATTGGCTTCGTTGTCGCCCACACGAGCGCTCATGTTGAAAATAGATTCAGTGAGTGCTTGGTCAGCATCAGCAAGTGATGTGAGCTTTTCACGAATTGATGCTGTATTTCCGCTAAACTCAACATTCAGGGAGTTAATACGTTCTGAAAGTGCGCTATCCGCACTCACACGAACAGTCTGTTCTGTGAAAATGTCTGCGCTGTTTTTTTGGACTGATACTGTCAGAAAGTCAGTACGTTGTGCTTGATATAAGTCCCCCTCCTGAACAGCACTCATAATAGTCCATGTGCCAGAATAGCCATTTTCGTTTCCGATCAAGTCATCAGTTGAGCCAATCATTGCTGCATCAGTCACAACTTCAACACCAAGCACACGCTCTGCTAGTGCGCCATCTGCATCAATACGAGCATTTCGTTCATCAGAAACTAGTGCTTGAACATTCAAATTATCTTGCTTTGATTCTGCGCGTACTGTTTCAATCAGTAGTGCTTGCGCTGAATCGGAATCCGCTCTAGCTGTTGCCTCCTGATTAATTGCAGCAGCGTTTTCATCAACTTCAGCCAACACTGAATCAATACGCTGACTTAGTGCGCTATCTTCACTTGTAAGTGTGGTCAACTTTTGCTGAATAGCAGCAACATTGTCACCAAAGCTTGAACTTACCGTGTCAATACGCTGACTTAGTGCGCTATCTTCAGATAATCGCTCGGTTCTTTCGGATAATATTGCGGTTGATGTTTTTGCTGCCTCCGCTAGAATTGCAGCATTTCTGGCGGCGGTCTCAGCGCCAATGGCGGTGTTGCGTGATGTAATTTCTTGTGCAATTGCAGACTGGCGATCCTGTATTTCTTGAGCCAAGCCATCGTCTAAATCTTGAATGGCTGTAACTCGTTGCTGACGCTCCAAAGCAAGCTCATCGCTGATTTGATCTGCCTGAACTTGAACAGCAGTAATATTGTCAATCAAATTACCAATATCACCATCAAGACCCGCAATTGTGTCGATCTTATCGATCTTGGTTTGTAGGTTTTGATGTAATTGCGACTCAGTAATTTTTCCAGACAAAATATCAAGTACAGCAGACGCATCAGCCGATGTTGTAGCACTGACCCAATTCGACCACGGGCCAATATTTCCGATGCGGTCAATCAGGCGACCACGGAACCACCGTGTTAAGTTCGGCTGCATACCTTGAATTGTGTGCGTATCCGTTGGATATGCAAACAAGCCGAGCTGCGCAGCATTAGCACCATTTGCAGTGCTTGCAATCTCAATTTCCGTATAAGCGGTATCGAGCGCACCAACGGCAGGGAAGTTCCAGTTTAAACGGTAGCCAAACAAGATACCTGTTGCTGTAATGTTAGCTAGGGCAGGCGGCAAACCTTGCTTGCCTGACAGTGTTGTGAGCATTGAATACGTCGGCAGAGATGCAACATCAAACGCTGAAATTGCAGTCACACGCGCTTCGTAATTACCCGCATAAATGCCCTGAACCTCAATTGAATTGCTACCCGTGATTGGTAATTTAATCCATGAGCCATCATCTTTACGCCATTCAACTTGATACTTTGTAGCGCCTTGCGCTTGATCCCAAGTAATCACCATGGTTTCAACAGACAAGCCTTGCTGAACCATGCTTGCAGATGAAATCAAAACATTGGTGACAGGCGCTTGAATGGTCGGATTGATAATTGAAATCGGACGCTCATCAATGAAAGCACCGAAGTCAATTGCATCGTATTTCTGCGGATTGTATTGCAAGCCAGTAATCGAGAATTGATGCTTGTCATCTTGAGTGATACTCATGACGCGAAACTTCATCGTTTTTAAGTCTTGCGCATCAACGACCCAAACATTTTCCGCTGCAACGGATTCGAACGCTACAGTAACAGTAACATTACGGCCAACCTTCGATGACACGATTCGAGCTTGTGCTTTTCCGTTTTCGCCATTTACAACAAGTCGATCACCTGCGCGACATACAACATCGTCACGATCCAGCGTGATAGTTTTATGGTCAGATGAAACTTTAGATACACGCCCACCGTTAGCACGACCTGCAAATATCTCATCTGCAATTTCAATGATTCTGCCCGGCTGTGGAATATAACCATCAAGACCAACTTTAAAAGATACAGTCCGGGTTTCCAGTTGCTCAGACTTTAAAGCCCAAAGCCCTGCACGTTGCGCCTGCCCTTCACTGGTGCAGCCCCATGCATCAATTTCAGCAATACGCACACCCAGTTTGGCAATGGCCGCCTCATCACGAACATAAACATATTCAGTTTTGTAGTGATTTGCTGGGTTATCCCAAGCTACTTTTGCAACTGTGTGTCGATCACGTGCACGGGTGCCTGAATATTCAAACAGGCCGTCAATCACGTTGGCTTTGGTGTAAGTAAAGTAAGTGTCTTGCGGAATATCAGCATCACAAACGATTGAGTTGCCATCCCAGTATGAAATCGCACGGAATACACCTGCCAGTTTGCTAAGAATTACATAAGCATCTTCGGTGGATTGCAGATAAACATTACAAGTGAAACGCGGCTCTTGACCACCTTTACCATCGTCAACCATCTGGTCACAGTATTGTGCCAAACGATATAAAGACCATTTATCCAACATTGCAGACGTTAATCGATCACCCAAAGCATAGCGCTTTGCTGTGCAAATGTCGTAATAAATCCACGCAGGGTTATTGGTATAAGCACGTTTGAATGTACCATCCCACATGCCTGCATAGGTACGTGCAACAGGGTCATAATTTGATGGAACCTGAAGCTTAATCCCTTTTAAATCAACCGCAACTTTTGCAACATTGGAAAATGTCTCAGCATCATACTGCAGGCCAAGCAAAGCGGTATTCGGGTAGCTGAGCTTGAGATCAATCACTTCAGTCAGTGCATCAACGTACATCTTGTCGCTGATATATTCTGATGTTGAATTCGGTGTGATTCTGCGGACACGGATCGTCCAGCCAGTATCAGCCTTAGGTAAATCAATCCGGTGCGAGCGCTCGTAGTTTGCAGAGGTTTTGTCAGCGATTTGAGTATTTAAAACTTCAGCCCAGGTACCCCCATCAGTCTGAAGATCGATTGCATACTGAATGGTGTATCCTTTTACATCGCCATTTTCAGCATTCTGTTCGCGTAGCGGCCCCCACTTAAAGCGCAAACGAATTGCATCCAGATCAGTATTGGTAAGTGAGCGAACCCAAGGTGAATCAGACTTCAGCTCCACATTGACTGCAGTCTCAGAGGAGATATCTGGAAAGCCTTCGATGTGTGCCTGGTCATTGGTGCCAGGGCGAAAATCAGCTTGAACATCTTCAAAATTCCAGCCACCTGCAGGGTTTTGTAGTGGAGTTTCTTCCAAATAAACCGATTGCAGACCATTGGCCAGTCCCTCGACTTCGCCCTCAGACAAGCCATAAAGAATCTTGATATAGGTTTTGGATTGTGCTGAATCGGGTGCAATCACTGGCTGTCTTGATTTGCCTTGCCCTGCTTTTGCGCCTTTAATTACTGCATTCATATTTTCTCTCAGACAATAAAAAAGGCGCTTTATGCGCCTGTATATTCCTGTTATTTACATCAAGTCTTCGGGGTACTGCCCGGCACTTGCAATAAAGCCACCAACCTCACGCTGACCGTAAAGCACTGGAACCGGATTGCCTTGGGCAATTGTGGTGACAGCACCACCAAAGCCTTTATTGGCCTTGTTCCCATCTTCATTTTGATCCTGCGTAGTATCAACTTTAGGCATCAGCATTTGCGCCACACCCCCGACCATCATACCGACACCAGCACCAAACAATGCGCCTTGCAAAGCACCCCAAGCAGCTATCGATGTACCACCTGTAATAAAGGCGGCAGCAATCATCACAGCGCCAAGAATGGTTTGAACTGCACCACCTGCGCCTTTCACTCTTGGCACAACCTTAATCACTTTGGCGCTTGTGCTCATGTCGAGTTCGGTTTCAGAAATATTCTGTTTGTCCTGGAATACAGCAAACTCCAAACCTTGTTCATGCGCATGTAGCATGAAGTGCTCAAAGCCCGGCACCTGAACAGATAGGGCGCGCATAGCTTCACGGGTATTTTCCACATCAAGACGAAACTCTTTGCCGAATTTTTTAGCAAGAATGCCATAAAGTCTAATTTTTTTGAGCATAGCGAACCACCTTTGCTACTCTCTCTTGCCACTGTGAACCAAAGATTTCACGACAAGACTTTCGCCCATATGGATGATGTAAAATCAAAGCTGAACCAATGCAAGGCTCGGCTTGTTCAGATTTCAGCATGCCGTTATCTCCCAGCCAGATCACCGCATGATTGACGTGCTCAGTACGCCCAACTCGACACAGCAGCACATCACCATATTGAGGCTGATCCACTTCAACAAAGCCTGCTTCACCAAAGCCATCCAGATACAGTGATTTATTCTCTTTGGATTCCCACCACCGATCCTGACGTTCAAAATCGATTAACTGAATATCGAGCTCTCGATCATAGAAGTCACGGACAATGGAATAGCAGTCCTGAACACCATGAATATAGTTTCGCCCAACAAGTGGTGCACGATAACCACATGGCTCATACACCTGAAATTCAATATCTGGATAAGCGCAAATGACCCAAGGCTTTTCATGCAGTTCAATTTGAAGCAAATCAATCTCGGATGCTCGTGCTGAGGCATTTGGGTGTGAATGCACATAGGCTTGGATTTCACCTAAGTCCTCAGCTTTGGCTAAGTCCTTGGGGTGAATTTCAAACTGATCCTTATTGTCTGAAATATTGCGACATGGGATGTATTCTTTATTCACAATCACACCGCAGCACTCGGCTGGATAAACTTCAGCAGCATGCGCCTGGATTGCTTTTTTCAGTTTTGCGGTTAGTTTCATATACCACCTAAAATAATGAACTGGCAGGGAAAGCACCGATGCGTAGGACATTGCCTTTGCCGAAATGGCACTCACAACCCCTTGTTCTCTTTGAGCATTTATCCAGAGCGGGGTTATCAGTAGGTTCATCTCTGTCCGTAAACATGGCTGCGCCTGTATAGCCGCATTGTTCGCTGCGATATTCCCATGCGCAATAACTAGAAATCTGCCGAACTGGTATTTTCAATCCCTCAAAGTCAATTGGGTTTGATAACTCAAAAGTGACTGCATTGGCATTTTCAGAAGTCTTCTGCTCGATGTACCAGAGTTGCTCTTTAGCTTCATTTGATGCTAATGGATTACCGGCACCAAAATTCTCAGCATCCAGATATTTAGCCAGTGTGGTAATGACCTTAAGCTTTGCGCCTGCGAAGTCGCCAAACTGTAAGCAATAAGCCGACACAGCGTTTTGAATGCCACCGATATTGTTCGCCATACTCAAGGTTGGAGCTGAAGCTTTACCATCAGAACGCATCTCAAGCCCCGATACTTCCAAAGCCATTGGTTCAAAAGTCTGACCCTGCCAAATAATGTTTCGAAACCAGACTTTTTCATCGCCATTGTCAAATACTTTATCGGCGCTCACTAGCATGCTGTCTGAAGTAATGTTTGTACTGTCTACAGTGGCATAGATCCTCTCCCAGTCCTGGTAAGAAATATGCCCATGAAAACGTAAAATGCCCGCACCTAAAGTACGAGCATCCAGTTCAAATAGGGTAATCAGGCCGTCTACATAAAGCTTTTGAAAATCACTGTTCAGCGCCATCTTTCAACGCCTCCGCCACAGCTTGTGCCAGATTTGTTGGTTGAAAATCTGGTGGTGCAATTGATTCAGAGCCTTCAATTTCAGGTTGCGGAAGTTCTTGCAGACGCAAGTCAATCCAGCGGCTTTCAGGAATGTCTAAAGGCGTTTCAGTGTCAGCGACAATGCGTCCTTTTTTATTGAGCATATAGTCATACGTCTTAACACTAATGTCGCCATTTTCAAGTTGCTCATATACAACAGCGACAAGCAGATTTCCATTGGCATCTTTAGGTGTTTCGATATACCAACCTTCTTGAGCAAAACCACTTGAGCCTTTGATTAAATAATCGCCCACACCTAGCTTTTCAAACTCAATATTCTGCTGCTGTGCTTCATCGTTGAGTTCGACTTTATCTGCAAAAAGATTAACGATAGGGGATGCGGCTTTAATGAATCCGTTTGCATCTACTGTAGTATTTTGCTCTGTGCGAATTAAGTGGTAGCCAACAGTGCGAGGAGTTGCATTTTTATTGGCGACTACAACATGATAAAGTTGTCCATTAAACTGACCACCGATAAGGAAATGCACTTTACTACCCACACTCCACGCAAGCCCGCCTCCGTAGTCAACAGCATACGTGTCACCAAAAAGATACATCTGTGTAGTATCTAGATCAGCTACAGTTGCGTTTAATGCAGGGTTGGGGCTTAAATAGCGACTACTGCCACCAAACCCAAACGCCCCCACCTCCATCACATTGCCTGTTGAAGTACCTGTGTTTTTAAAAGCAGCAGCACCCAGTTTATTTAAGTTTGTACCATCCCCAAGATAGTTGTAAATCTCATCATCATTCGCCTGTAGTTTTGCCGAGCCTGAACGAAACGTGTCACCACCTGCGCCCGTTGGTGCTGTACCCTGATTAATAGTTTGCTTAGCCATATTTTGCTCACAAAAAAGCCCTCGATTAAGGGCATAAAATTGATTGAAGTTAAGGTTTAAAATCTTGGGTGAAAGTGGTGGAGATGGACCAGACATCACCGCCTAAACTGACTGGCGTATAATCCCCTGCGACCACTCGGACTTCGCCATCTAGCGGTGAATCCCATAGAAAGGAATCAGCACCTTTATGTGCATCAAAAAAGGCTTTAATCTCTAAAATCAAAGCCTTTTTGCCAGTCTTTTTGTATGCCCAAGTGCCTGACCGATTGTTAATCCCAACACTGGTTCGCTGTGTGTATCCATCGCCAAAACTGGACTGAAGGACTTTAAAGCTTGAAGTTTGGGAGTTTCCGTCTAGGTCATTGCACCAGGTGAATTTTTGGTTGCTCATTTAGATAACAGGCCTCCTTGTCGTTGCTCTTGCCGAATCACAGCTCGTACAGCATTGCCGATCATCTGCCCAAGTTGCTTCTGATCCGACTGGTTAGATTGTGAAGAAACACCGGAATCGGTAACATGCACATTAATTTCTACGTTGCCGCCACCATTCTTCTGATTAGCAATCATGCCTTTCAAGTCGGCATTCGTCCGACTATCAACAACACGTTCACCTTTATCTAAAAGCCATGTGCCTTCCTTCGGGATATTGTCGATACCGTCGTGGGCCATGCCACTCAAGGCCACACCCTGGATCGCAGACATTAGGTCATTAGTCTGCACTGCAACCGCTGCCGCACCCGCTATCTTTTGCCACATAGTCACATTGGATGGGTCATTCCACGCCGACATGATTGCGCCTTTCGCATTTAATATCGCACTAGAAAGAACAAACCCTTTTTGCATGGCGAATGCAACCTTGTAAGCTGTACTTTCTTTTGCCCCATAAGCATCCAGCATTGAACCCATCATGCCAAACATAGCACCATACCCCGCCAAAGAAGCAGCTTGGGACTGATTTTGAAGGTTTTCCAAATCCTGATAGTATTTAACATCAATTGCAGCCATACCATTACGATACTGTTGATAAGCCTCTTGCAATGCCTCATACCGATCTTCATCAGTGGCATAAGTGTCACTAGACATAATGTCTTGTTCAACACCAATACGCTGATTACCCAAGGCTACTTGAGCTTTACCTCTCTGACTGTCAAGAGACCATTCGGCATAAGCTTTGGGCGACATCGTAGCTTGTGCAAATATGTCATCAGCACCAGCAGAAAGACTATTAATCTTTTCATACATGGCTTTTGAGGAGTTCAGAAGATCGTATCTTGCCTCAAGAATACGCCAGTTTGCCTGACGCTCAGCCTCGACTTTTTCATCCTGGGTTTTTATCCAGTTTTCTACATCATCTTGGTAAGACTTCTGTTGAAGACTTAAAAGCCGATCACGCTCTGCTGGATCATTAGCAAACTTTTCCTGAATATCCTTAATTTTTTCCTGATTATCTTCTTCCAATTTTTGCCAGTCAGTATAGTAGCGCTCCTGAATCTCCTTCTGATCTTCTGCAATTTTTACTGCATAGTTATACATCTCATCATCTCTTTTGGCTAAAGAGGTAATAAGTGAATCAACCATTCCATCAGGATTAGGCCCAAGAATTGTGTTTAACTGCCCAAAATAGCCATCTCTTTTTTGATGATGCGGCAATGCATTAATTTTCCTGCCATCATAATCCCACGCAATACCATTCTTACCTATAGTTTTAGAAAGTTCAGAATAATCAGCATTCTTAAGCAGTGCGTTTTTGGATGGCGCAAAGCGCTTAGCATTAAACAATTCATTTACAAAAAATGCCGCCTGCGCATCTAAAGCCTCCTGAACTTGCTTGATGTTTCCACTACTATCGATAAGATTTTTACTGCGTAAAGAGTTAGCCAGACTTCCTGCCCGATCCTTCTGCCACGAAAGCATTCCAAGGTTTTTAGCACCATTATTATGATCAATATGACCACCATAAAGGTTCTGGGTTTTAAAATCATTTTCCCGGCCAACCTCAGCTGTTAAATAACGTGCCTGCTTGTCACTTAGAGCACCAGTGTTCATAAATGCCTGATACACCTTCAACATATTTCTTGTGCGCTCATCAGTGCCAGCCAAAATAATTTGCTGCTTTCTCGCATATTCAAGCTGAAGTCTCTTTTGTTCGGTGGCTTTCTTTTCCGTTTCTGCAATTCTATCTTCGGTAGTTTTCTGCTTATCTCGGATTCCAGCCAACTTCACAGCGTTATCAATTGCTTTACGTCCTTCCTCTGTTTGAAGCTTAGCCTTGTCATAACCAAAGGCTTGCACTACTTTCAATATTTCTGCCTTCTCGTTCTCAGAAAGCTTGAAGTTTGAAACCAGCGAATTAGATGCTGCTGCCTGTTTTACATCAGCGTTAAAGGTTTTCATATAGGCTTCATAAGCCTCTTTGACACCTTCTATCACTGTTTTTTGCTTTTCAAATTCACCTGTAGCTTTTGCTGTACTTTTTGAAACCTGATCCAGTTTTGGTTTTAAATTGCTGAGCGTGGAAGTAATCTCTTTATGCTTTTTCTCAAAATCAGCAGCCTTATTAATATCGCTGGTTTTGATTGCTTCAACCTGATTAAGCATTTGAAAGGCTTGCTCTACATCTATAGTGCCAGCTCGTAGTTGCCCATATATTCGCTCCAGCTCTGCTACGCCTTTATATTGACGTGTAAGATCGGCCAAATATTCAGTAAAGTCTTTTTGCAGCGCTTTCAGATTACTACTTTGTGTTTCAAATTCCAGGGAAAGTGATTCATTAGCAGCTCGGCGTTGTGCTCCCTCAAGCTTTGTAAGCTCCGTTGCAGCCATGCCTGCATAAGCCTGTTGTTGATCGAGCATTGCATTTGCTTCATTTCCATTATCACGCATGAGTAAATAGCCAGCAGCTACGGATGCAACAGCAATCCCTAGACCTACAGGGCCTAATAACACACTCGAAACGCCTGTGCCTGCCAAGGCTGCTGCTTTTGCTGCTGCCGCTTGTTGATATGCTGCTCGAGCATTTGCCATCATAGCTGCTGTCTGTGCATTGATCACACCCATTGCGCGAACCATTGCTGCTGTAGCGGCTAAACTTGACTTAGCAGCCTCATAATCAGCTAAAGTCTTACTTCTTGTTGCAATTATATTGGAGGCTTTCCCGACTGTATCCGCATATGTTGCCTGCGTGCCTTTGATTAGAACAGGGATATAAGTTCCAGCCCAATAGGCACCTAGCACCATAGTTACTGATTTCATGGCGTCAAAATTATCAGCTACAGATTGAATCACTGGTATCGCATTATTCACTAAAGTCGCCTGAAAGCCTTGCCACTGAAGGTCTAGAATTTTCAAGTTTTCTTTTGCCAAGACCATTTGCTCAACCATAGAATCAGACATGATTGCGCCAGCGTTTTGAGCAGCATCTCCCCACTTTTTAAAACCCTCACCACCATTTTTAAGTAATGGGATCAATAGTGATGAATCAGAAATGATGGACTCCATGTAGAATTTCATATCATTCTGAGTCGCACCCACTTTCTCTAGTGAATCGTAAAAAAGCTGCAAGGCTTCTGGGCCTGACAGCTTTTGGAATTGCTGAATAGTTACACCAACAAGAGGGGCAATATTTTCAAAGAAGTCAGCCAAAGGCCCACCACCTGTCTGCTGGAAGTCGCCAATACGGTCTTGCATGTCTTTCATCTTATCAGCGAAAGACTCCATGCTGATTCCGGCAGTTTCTGCACCTTTTGCATAGTATTGAAATTGTGCCATGCTTGCATTTGCAAGCTGGGAAAATCTCTGAACCTCATTACCTGCATTAATCGTCTGATTAACAAAGGCAGTCACCCCAGCTATAGATGCTCCAGCAACAACAGCACCGAAAGCTTTTGCTGCTATGCTTGCTGTATTGAAGCTATCTGCAATACCCTTACTTGCATCCTGAGCTTTGCGCTCAGCCTGATTCATTGGCTCTACAAATTGACCAATACGAGCGACCAGATCTAATGTTAAAACACCTAACTTGCCAGCCATAACTTTTCCTCTAGACGTAAAAAAACCGCCTAGTGGCGGTTTATTCAGATAAAAATTACTTAATTTGATTTATAACATTTATGAGGCTCTTTGCCGCTGGAGTGATTTGCTCGCCACTTATCAATACACCCTCTCGATATCCATTCGATAAAGTAACCACTTTAAATTTAACATCCTTAGAAGAAGCTAATTTTTTAGCTGTATTAACATCCACCGCAAATAATCTTGAGCTATTTCTTAAATTTCCTGTACCCCCAAAATTAGTGAAAGTACCGATTGCGCTATGCTTTGTAATTTGCCCATCAATACTTAGAAGGAGTTCTTGAAGATTGGTAGTTGTGTTGTTTAGCTCAACATCAAAAGCAACAATATTTGGCTCTTTATCAGACCACTTAGCGCCAAAGGACACGCCATTCGCAACCCATCCACCCTCAACCAAAGCGGGCATTTTTTGTGCTACTATCTCCCGAGCACCATCGAACTGACTGGTTATTATTTTTGCAGAACTCATATTATCTACGGAATATTCTGAACAACCTACCAATCCCAGCCCCATTATTCCAGCAACCAATATCTTTTTCATGTGATTTCCCTCTTATAAGAATTCACAAGATACTAATTCCGGCACAAAAAAACCACCCCGGAGGGTGGTTCTTGCCTTACTTGCTTAAGCGTTTGGCTGCCGCCTGAATAATGTCAGGCAGTATCGCAGCTTTGGGTCCATCACGGTCACCTATAATACTAGCAATATTGTCCTCATGTAGAATCCATGCTTGATTCGGCACAAACTGTACTTGAGGCTTTCCTGTTTGATAGTTAATTGTTAGCAACATGCGTTGATCTTGAACAATTCTGGTAATAACCGCCCGAGCAATTGATTCTTTATTAAATTCAGGTATCTCTGGTTCTTTGCCCTTCAGACGCTTGATCTCGTCATAAAGTTTATTAAGCCAGTTATGCACTTTGTTTGTAGTTTCAGAATCAAGTAGCTTTAGAGCTTGGAGTTCCTCATCCTCCAAACGATCTACTTTTGGAATATACTCACCCATCAAGTGATGCACATATTCCACAGCAAGATACAACTGATCTTGAGGTATCTCATCAATGTGCTCTACATTAAAACGATGATGTACCAGTTTATAAGCATCAGAGTAGTTTAAAAACTTAGCTTTACCTACCAGCATATTTACCGCATCTTTCAAGGGCACACGATCTTTTTTGGTAGTACGCGGATTAACCGCTTTGCCCTTCGTCCAGTAATCCCAGAGTACATCGTCGCACTCTTCTTGATACTTAATAACCGTATCTCGAAGTTCTGGTTTTACTTTGTTTGGGCTGATAGTCATCAACCAACCGAAAAGCTTCTTAAGAGGTAAACACAACATTTGATACTGCTTGCCATCTTTACCAGTTGTCATGATTTCCATGATAACTGAACTAAAGCGCTGTTTTAGCTTATCAAACTGTGCCTGCCATGCCAAACCCATACCTTCCACAATTGGACGCATGGCTGTGTAGGGCTGATTGTTGTAATCAACAACAATTAATTCAGAATTATGGAAAGGTACTGCAATTTGTTGTAAACTCATAGTCGTCATAACTATTTTCCTTTTGATTAGTGTAGACACTCAAAACCTTGCATTGATTGGTAGTCGGGCAAGGTTTTTTTGTGCCTATTGATTTCATGCTTTCGCACTCTCTTGTTGTTTCAAAAACTGTTCAACTGCTTTATTGATTAAATAATTCATTGAACGCTCTTCTTTTGCTGCATAAGTCTTTAGACTTTCATGCAACTCATTTGACACTCGAACTCGAACATCAATTGGTTTTTGACGGTTTTCTTTCACCACATCCTCCTTTACATGCCACACTTTGTGGCGTTTAATAACTATAGCCACACTTTGTGGTAATGTAAATACCTATCATGAAATATTTACCACATTTTGTGGCATTGAGGTTTTTTAATGAGTAATCAAGCTGATCACACTATAGTTAGGTTGCGCGTACCACCCGAGCTAAAACAAAAAATTGAGGAATCAGCAGAAAAAAATAATCGCTCACAAAGTGCAGAAATGGTCGCTCGCCTAGAGAAAAGTTTCATCCACACCCCAAGCTCAACTGAAGGGTTGGAGCAAAAACTCAACGAACTAATGGCAGAGACTGCGCGCAATTTAGCGCTTCAAGATGAGTTGATGAAAACCAATGAAATGCTCTTAAAATTACTCAAAGAGAGGCTTGAAAAGAAACCAACCTAAATTAGTTTCTAATCTTCAAAATCAAATTCATCCATTTCACTTTCAGGTTTTGCTTCATGCATCATTAAGTCATGAAGCTTCACCCCCTCAACCCTTCCAAGCATTAATATTGACTGGTGAACTCTGGCTAGCTCTTGCTCAAATCTTCTTCCGAGATTGAGACTTCCATACTTTCGGATGTAGGCTGCGTATTTTTTGATTTCTTTGAATGTGAAGGTTTGACTGACTTCGCTGGCTGTTCTTCCTGTTGCGATTCCGATTTCGATAAGGAGCTCGTCGTCTGGCTTGAGTTCAACGTCTTTCCCAATACGTTAATCTCAACAATCTTAGTCCATACAGCATCAACTAACGCTTGGTTAAACTTGCTTCGAACCTCATCCTCAGTAAGTACAAGCTTTCCATTTTCGTCACAGAGACAGCTTGCAATTATTCCAGCCAGAGCCTCTTTATTCTCGCCATAAGCCCGCATATTCGCTACAGCCGAATCGTAGTTAAAAGGCTTAATGAAAGTCTCAAACTCCGTATCTTCTTCATTCAGCCGTATCTGAACGGTTACTTTTTCAGGTTTGCCGATAAGTGCGCCAGATTTAATGTCGCTTAAGCTTAACTTCTTCATAAATTCACCAGAAAACAAAAGCCCCAATAAAGGGGCTGTAAATTAAGGAGTAATTTTTCGTTTAGTACGAGTTACACCAGAAGTTCGAATCATCGCAAAGGTATAACTTTCTACAGAATCCACTTCAACATCATTTGGCGATGTCGGGTTAATATATGCTTTGAATGAATTCCAAGAACGAGTTTCCGGCAGATCAATACCAGTTACTGCTTCATAAGTTGGCGCATCCTTCGAGTGTCCCGAGCCCACATACCAATCAAGCACTTCGCCACTTTCTGCGATTTCAAGAAGTCGATCATGAGTTATATTTTCATCATCGTAGTTAATTTCAATTGATCCTTCTCCGGGGTCACGCATACCACGTGTGTATTGCTTACTTTCTGCTTCGAGACAAGTAATATCAATTTTTGCAAAGGAATCTTGGCCATAACCAACCTTTTTTAAGCAAATGAATCGAACAACCTGTCCATCAATCACAGTAAATACCTGTGTACCTTTTGTTTTTGAAACTGCCATGAGTAGCTACTCCTCAATTTTAGGCATAAAAAAAGCACCCGGTTGGGTGCCATGTGTTAAATCTTTTAATTCAATACAGTTATTAATGTTGCAATAGCAGTGATTATGGATGCTGCTTGCCAGATCAGTAGACCAAGGATAAGGCCCAGTCCGACGATGTATGTCCAAATTCTTAAGGTTTTACTTTCAGACAATTTATTCATCACTTTATCAACCTGTAGATTTAGGTTAAAATTCATCTATGGTTTACTTCCTTTCATGCCAAGGTTGTGAGCACAAAAAAGCCCATGATTACGAGTCACGGGCTTTTTGCTTTTTAAGGGTTAAAAATTATCTATCCAAAAACCAGTTCGCATCGAAGCCGCGACCGAAAATATTGGTGTCAGCAATGCGCTCAAAGTGGTTCGGGTGAATGTTGGTGACATAGCAATATGGCTCTAAGGCCTTTCGGATTGCAGACCGAATATCCGATGCTCTTTTCTGCTGAGTGTCATAAACCACAATCTGGAATGACACATGATCAGTATTGGCCGGGCAATCTAAATTATTCTGCGGATCACCAGTGACTACCGACCAGACTGCGTACGGATAGGGCGTGCCGGATGGCGCAATATCTTCCCAGACTTTTAAAGGACTGGTGCCAAGCAATGCTGTAACTTCTGGACTGGCTTTCAGCGTCGGAACTACGGGTAAAATGTTCATAACTTGGCGAGTTCCTTGTCGATTTCTTTATTGAAGTTTTCAGCAAAGCTATTGGTCACGGCTTGGATGTTGTTTTGCAGTGCTGGGCGCATGAATGGAGTTGGTGGATTGTGTACAGAGCCAAATTCCAAATATCTCCAATAGGTCGTGATTCCACCAGATAACTTGGATAAGGCTGCCTTATCGGTATTTGCATTCTGCGCAGCACCACCACGCACACCGACACGCATAATCACCTCATTTGGGTTTCGTGTCTTACCTGCTGCAATAGCAATATTTTTCCAGATTTTTTCCGCTGTTTCAGGATCATCCAATGCTTTTACTGCATTGCGAGCACTATCACGCACAATCGCCATGGCTTTACGCATAGACCGGCGAGCAGCATTTTTGATTAAGCGAGCATTACCGAGTCTTTTAAATTTCTCCTGGACTGGCTCAAGACCCTCAAGTTTAAATTCTACTGACATAAATGCCTCGCATTAAAAAACCGCCTAGTGGCCGCTTTATTTCTTTAGTTCGTAGACCAAGCCCACGGTACATCCAAATCATGTTTAATGAAAACAGGTCGCCCAAACATAAGGTGTAATTGCCCATCTTCTGGTCGGCATAGCATGGTCAGACGGCTGTCTTGCAAGAGCATTTGGCGATAAGTCTCAACACTAATTTTAAGCTCTACACTGATTGCGCTGTAATAGCCATCTTTAAAATACGCTTCTTGTATTTCATCTAATATCATTATTTTGCACCCCTGCATTGCCTGAAAAGAAGTGCGGAAAACATTCAGGTTAAATGCCTTTCGGTGATCAGCCTATCCGCTTAATAATTATACCAAAATCAGTACAATTAAGACACCAAAGACAACTCCAAAGTCATATAAATCCGACCATTTTCATTGTCTGGCTTCGGTGGCGAAACGATCTGGAATGTCTTGCCATCAAATAACACACGCATACCCGAGTCAATATCATCACGTTTACGCAGTTTTAGCCGGGCTGTAGTTTCTGATCCGGCAGCCTTTGATGTAAGGCTGTCTTTTACAGAAAGAAAATCCAGTTTACCCCAGAGCTTTTTGAACTCAGTCCAGGCTTCGGTTTCGTAGTTGTATTCATCATAGACCGTGGTTTTATGCTGAATCGTCACACGGTGGCATAGTTCGCCGGCACGTTGGGCCATAGATCACCTCAAATCGCTGTAGGCTTACGATATGGATAAAGCAGGCTTTGTACCGGCATCGGCAGAAAATTGCCATTTACCGGCATTTCCTGCTCTGCATTGCGGTACTGATCCCAATATCCACATAACAACAAAATTGCCTGATGAATTGCCTTGGGATAATCAGGCTCAAACTCATCAGTGATGTAATTCAACACCACCGAATCTGCTGCATCCAAATACCCCTGAAGCATCAAGTCATTTGAATCGTCGTCATATCGGAGATGAAGCTTAAGTGTCTCTAAATCCACAATACTCATTCTTCACCCCATTTTTTCTGCGCTAATTTGAAGTTTTCATGGCTAAATTCGCCTGAATGATCCTTTTCACAGTGCCATAATGAGCCTTTATGCGTCACAAACTGGCCTGATTTATACTGGTTTTCAGTCTTAAAAATGCCTTGATATTGGCTTTTTTGATCTGAATTTTCAGTATCTTGCGGTGTATTTGGTGCAGATTTACCAAAAGGATCATCCATCTGGTCGCGTTTAGACAATGCTTCAAGCGAGAAGTTCTGCTGTTGCATATAAACCGTGTCACCGCCTTCCAGCGGGCCTAAACCAAGCTTTTGACGTGCTTCATTCGGTGTCATGATTGCTGCACCAACGCCTTCTTTCAGTCGCTGCATCTGGGATACTGAATCCATGCGGATCAATGTATCCAGATCAAGAAAGGCTTCTAAATTGGATTCTTTTAGACCAAGACTCTCATCGAGTAGGTTTTCACGTGATTCAATCAGGCTTTGTAGACAGTCTGAATAATAGATTTCATTCAGATCTGAAACTTTTTGACCTGCCGGAATGGTGCCAATACCCAATTTAAATTGAGGTACATGGAAAACAGCACAAATGACTTCGTTGCTCATTCGCATTTGTTCAATCAATTGAGAATCAGCAGCTGAAACTGAAATGGCTTCGAACTTCATGTTGTCACCAACTACCGCTGTACAACCAGCATTAGCGCCACTGTAGTTTTCATTCCACTGTTTTTTGATTGCTGCTGCTTTATCTGGGTCAATAGGCCCGGGAGCAATCAGAATCCCACCTGGTCGACTGTTGTTTCTAAAGTGTTGGCGCTGGCTTTTCTGGATCTCTAGGCCATGCCCTGCTGCCACCGCGCATGCTGTAATTGGCGATAAGCCTACAAGCGGATGATAGAAGCAGTTAATGCGGTCATGAATGATTTCAGATGCTGGCACTACTTCATGAGAAATCTGATTGAGTCGATCATCATTGAGCTGATAAAAGACATCACCAGCATCACTGATCAATGGTTTTGTCAGGTCAGGGTTTAATACCTTTAGCCCAACAACTTTACCTGAGAAGATATCCCGAACCTTCATCACATAGGTATTACCGCGAAGCAATAATGATGTAGTCCATTGCTCACTGAATTGCTGCCATGTCTGATAGTGATTTGGTTTCTTTAGAACGTTGAAACGATCTGGTATTTCCTGATCAATCCAAACACCCTGCTGTTTTTTCCTTAGGATAATCGGCATCTTGCCAATATCTTGAGAAATTAGAGAAACACAGCTAAATACCGCATGATGTGCCGCCAAATCCTCCCGAGTCAGCTCATCGTTTTTCTGCCAAGCCCCTGCATATGGCTCATGCACAAACAAAGAAGTCCAACCTTGGTTTGAATGGACTCCTTGGAGGGATTTCTTTTTACCAAATAAATTTCCGAAAAAGCCCATTCTTTACATCCTATTCTTGAGTTTTATCTTCTTTTTTCGCTCTTGGTGCTGCCTTTTTCGGTTCTGTATAAACCTCTGCCACACCAATTTTGAGCAGTACATTTGCCTGAGAATCAGGAATTTCCTTCACATCCCCAACATTGGAATCGTGGGTCGTTTTTAAATATTTAATCTTCATAGACTGTTCCTATAGCTAAACAATTGTGATGCTTAGATATAAAAACAGCCCCGATTAAGGAGCTGTTTTTGAATTATCGCCAAGCTATTAAGGGGTTGAATAATCAATCCATGCTGCAGCGATTGGACGACGTTTTGCCCAAGTGATGAACTTTTCAACACGTACAGCAAATTTATTTTCTTGCCATAAGTTGATAATGGTGCCATCCGCATCTTCAAGAGTCGCCTGGTCAGAGTAAGACACATCCACACCACCATCCTGAGCAAGCAATAGCTCAGAAGTTTTAATGAGGGCGATCTTGTCACCGACAGTTTGTGATGTGATGACTGGACGACCATTCAGATCTTTATTGATACCCTGCATGCCTGAGAAGTAATAGTTACCCAATGCATCACGAATACGACCCATGCGAGCAGCGCGTGTTTCTGACATCAAGTAATAAGAACCATCCAGTGAAAGGTTTGCTTCCAAGAAGTTATCTTCAAGTTGTTGTAGATCTGCATCATAAGCAGCTGCTGTTGTGCCGCTGGCAGTGATTGCAGTTACGCCATTCAAAACACCAGCCGGAATCACATCGGTCTCTGCCTGAACACCCAAGAAGGTTTCATCAATTAAGATTTGAGAAGCTTCAATCAAGTCATCACGAACCAAAATATCCACTGCTGGATCGGAGCGACGCATTAATTCCTGTGTATACACAGTAATTGCAGCAAGTTTATGCTCTTTGATTTTCACATCACCAAATTCAGGATTGGTTAAAGGTTTTTTCTTACCTTCACCAACCCAACTTGCTTTACCGCGTTTTGTTTTAGCTGGAATTGTGCTGTTAAATGGAACATTCCGCATGCCTTGCAACTTATCAAAAACTGTTGCGGCTTTGAGTAAATCAACAAATTCACCCACTAAGCGGTTTTCTTGAACCAGTGCTGATGCAAAAGCAGCATCTGTAGTTGTTCCAACTGTTGCCTTTTGTACCAAGTCTTGAACTTCATCGCTAAAGCCCATTTGCTTGGCCATATCAACTGGTGACTTAAAGTTACCTTTTTTGGCCTCAAGAGCTGAGGCTAATTTTGCACGCGCATATTGGGCGAAACCGATACCCTTATCTAAAGTTTTAACGATTTCAATTTTTGGTGCCGGATCTTGACCGGGTGTTGGCGCTGGCTCTTGAAGGCCTTTCTTTTCAGCTTCTTCAACAGCCTTGATTTGTTTTTTGGTGCGCTCAATATTCACTTCGATCGCTGCGATATCTTTTTCAATCGCTTGAATTTCAGCTTCGGTTGCTTCATCGGGAGTACTGCCCGCTTCTGCTGATTTTGATAATGCTGTTTGCATTGCTTGGTTTTTTTCAGCCAATGCTTTAAGCAGCTTTGCTAAATACTCTTTCATAATTTCACTCCACCCTTTGTTGGGCTATTAAGTTTTACGACAACGTGTTTTTGTTCAGATGAAGCGCCACCTGGAACGTCTTGAGGTTTTTTGCCCAACGCGGCTTTGTGTTCCTCAAATGCTTTTGAAAATTCTGTTTCTGATTCACGGTTACAAGGGATAGTCACCAATGAAAGCTCATACCATTCCCATGAGTTGAACTGAATGCCACCACCCTTGATCATTTCCGCCTCATCCCAATTCGGGATAAAGCCGACTGATAAGCCTTTAACCAAGTCGTATTTCAGCGACTGATACGCCTCATCTACCCGATCCTTTAAGACACCTGGTTCTTCAATTTCAGGGATGTGGATTTCAACTTCGATACCATTTGCGGTGACTTTTGCGCTTGTCACCTGCCCGATTGCTTTTGTTGGGTCATGATGAAAAAGCAAAGGCATAGGCAGATTAAACTCTGCGCCTTTTGGCACCATCACATCTTTTGCGCGATCTTGATTTGGTGTACTTGCGATTCCCTTAAAGGTTCGCTTTTGCTCATCAAGGCTCTTAATTTCGACAGAGCCAAAGGTTTTATGTAGAGCAGACATAAGGCTCTCCCAATAAAAAAGCCCGCGTAATGCGAGCTTTGGAAAGTGAATAAATTAAACGAAGTAGATGTTGTATGTTGCTTGTTTTGTTTCTTCAAAATTAGAAACACCACACGCCATCGCTAGAGCAACCATAGGGTCAATCCTATTTGTGGCTTTGGATTTATCTAGCTTGCGACCACCAGCCGGGTCTTTGACTACTACAGCATTCGCGGCTGCCATGTTTAGCGCAGGGTTATTGTTGTGAACGATTCGAGCGTTTAAGAGTTGCGCCTCCAATGTATCTAAGGCTGGGGACATATCTTTAAATCCTTGACCAAATGCCACAAGCGGCAATTCCAACCCTAGCTTGTCACACTCTTTTTTAAATACATCAATCCGCCATCGGTCAAACGCGATTGCATGCAGAATTTTTACATCTGAAGCAATTTCACCAATGTGCTTTGCCACATATTCGTAATCCACAGTAGCGCCAGGAGTGGTAAATAAATACCCTTGTTTCACCCATAAATCATAAGGAACCCGGTCACGTTTAGCTCGATCAACCAACCCTATCTCTGGTGTCCAGACGGTAGGATAGGTGTAGTATTTCTCACCCTTTCTACCTAAAAAAACACAAGCAGTTAAGTCGGTGCGAGCTGACAAATCCAGCCCAGCCCAAACTTCATCACACTCATAAATTGGCGGCAGATCCCCAAGGCATGTATCCCATGTCTGTTTGGCAATAAATGGTGAAACAGTAGAAACGCGCTGATTTAAGTTTAGGTTTCGGAAAGTGTTTTCAGCGCTTGGCATTCGACTGGCCTTTTCTGCTAATTTTTGCATATCAGGTTCCGATCTAAACTTGCCCAGCGCTGGATTAGATAACTTCCAAGATTCCTTATCCAGAATGTCGCTTTCCATTGGCGTTGTATACAGGTGACATACTGTCTTTGGATCTTCACCTTTTAGCGCGTCATCAATCCAGATACTCAACAGGTCTGCATCGGTGGCGGCTTGTGTACTAATCACCATCAGTAGCGGTGCTTCATGTGCACCCTGTGCTGTCACCACAGCATCAACAAATTCGTCTTGCGGTCCTTTTACCTGTCCTGTCTCATCAAGAATTGCCAGAATAGGTGATAGGCCGTGTGTTGTTTTGCCTTCAGCAGATAACGCCCTAAACTCTACGTTTTTTGCCAAGCCAACTAATGTTTTTGTTGATGGGATGATATGTACCAGATCTTGCAATGCTTCATTCAAGTTAATCATCTTCACGGCTAACTTAAAAACAATCGCCGCCTGATCTCTGGAGAGTGCACCACTTACAATCTGACTGTTTTGCTGCGCCTCTGGCCCTATTAAATGCGCCAACAGGATGCCTGCAATCAATGCAGTTTTACCATTCTTACGCGCAATACTTAAAATCGCTGTATGTGTGCCATGCGGATTGTCATAAACATCTAGGATGAATTTCTTCTGAAAATCCTCAAGGACAATTGGCTGTCCAACGTGTGCACCCTCTGGTGCTTTGCAGTATCTCTCGATAAAAGCAATTACCCGCTCACCGCGTGTCATATTTCACCTATAAGACGATAGGCATTAAAAAACCGCCTTAATGACGGTCTGATTTATGCGATTAGTTGTGTTTCAGCTCGGTCGAGCCAGTAAATCATCAGCCTCTTTGGTTTTATCAGCGGTCTTTCTACCTTTCGCTGCTGCGGAATTTTTCCCTCTTTGCTTGTCTGATTCACCAACCGTTGCCACCGCATGTACTTGAATATGTTTTGATAGCGCAATTGATCTACGGCTAAGTGTTTCCAGTAGCGAATGCTTAGGGTTTAGGACAACCGTTCCCCGATCATTGGTTAGCGTGTCGCCTTCTTCCAAAATCTCTTGCTGGATGCGCTCAATGTCCGCCTGGCATCTTGCCAAGTTTGCTGCATGTTGTAGGTCAACCGTATTCCAGCTATCCTTTACGCGCGCGCGCACGAGAGCATACCAAAACGGCATATCAATATCTCGAAGCTGAACGTGTTCTGGTGGCGCAATATCCTGATCATCTACTAATTGCGTTTTGACATGTGTGCTGTCTGACCGCTTTCTTCCTGCCATGTGTTCTAGCCCTTAAAATCCCAATAGAATTAAAAAGATGGTACAGGGGCGGTCTTTAACTGAAGCGTTATTTTTCAAGCAGATACCCGCCCCACCCTATTGATTTCATTCTATTTATTCCAATGATGATCGGGATTGAGTGGAAAGCCAGACTCATCACAACCAACAACAATATTTTGCTTTTCTTGTCTCTGAATGGTCGAGTCATGATGTAATTTGCACACCGCTTGCCAGTTACTCTTATCCCAAAACAAAGACTGATCACCCTTATGTGGAATGATGTGATTGACTACGGTTGCAACCACAATCTTATTTTGTTCTTCACACATGACACACAAAGGATGTGACTTAAGATAGGACTCTCTGGCCTTGCGCCATCTTGAGTTGTATCCACGTTCGCTTGATGTTCGTTTGTCGCTTCGCCATGATGGGGTATTGGTCATATCACCACCTATTCGCCTTCGGTGTCATCGCTTGCAGTTTGCTTTGCAGTCTGGGTAGTTTCATGACTATCCATCCAAATACTGTGACTTAGGTTGCTCATCATCCTCACCACCTTCCAACTGAATCAATAGCTCATTGATCTGAGCATTCTGTTCATTGTTGATCTGGATGAGTTGGGCCACTTGGTTTATTAGCTGATTGTTCTGCTCGATCAGCTTTAGGAGTAAGTCGTTCGATACACAACCGCATTCTTTCTTTTGATCGCTCATATTGTTCTTTCATCCATTTGCGTCTTGCTTCACATGCTGCACAGGTCATCGCTTAGCCCTCATAACACCACTTCAAATCATCCGGCACAGTTAAATGCACATGCAACTGGGTCACAGCAAAGTCATGCACATAATTCAAATACTCGGTCATTTGTTTAACTGTCGCCTTGGTTGTACTGCAAAGCCTGATGACCTGTTCACCGATAGCCTTATACTCATCTGGTTCAGATTGCTTCACCTTGGCAATGGCATGGCACATTTCAGCAAACTGCTGGTCATCTCGACGATAGATATAAATCAGAAACTTCTTCTTGAGCTCGTAATGGAGTGAATCTTCATCCTGACCAGTCTTTCTTCTAATCTCACCGATCCATTTCCAGTAAAGCCTATTCTGCGCTGCTGACCGTTCATCTGGTGTTTGATTAATCCTCACCACCAACGGCTTACCCTCATTAATCGCCTGAGTGTAATTGGTATGCATGTAGTTAATGGCTTTGGTGATGTCGGCATGTGATTGGATAGGAAACACGGCTTTTTGCATTTCCTATCCCTCTCAAGTTATTGCGCTTGGTGTAACTTTTCTTTCAACAAATAGCCTTCAAGCTGCCAGATTTTATTACGTGCATTTTCGTACGCAACCTTCTGACCAATTTCAGCATCAAAGTTTTCAGGACTTGCACAAGCAGACTCGCCAGTAACCGTGAAACCGTTTTTCAAAACAATTACGCAGAAGGTTAATAGGTCAAGCTGCTGTGGTGGATTGATGAATCGCTCACCTTCAGGCAGTGAGTTAAATTCTTCAGAAGATGCAAGCGCACCCGCATAACCGTCACCAGCGGTAAAGTAATGAACACTTTGAATAACTGAATCAATATGATCTGGTGTTAAGCGTGGTGCATTAAGGCCTTTGTCTTGAATTTCTTTTTCAATCTCTTGTTCTGACATGGTTTTTACCTTTTTTAGACAACAAAAAAGAGCGCTCACGCACTCTCACATTTCCCACACTTCCTACACTCTTTCACCCTGAACACATCATTCTCGAACTCCCAGCAGTGGAAGCAGAATATCTGGCGTATGTATCGGAGCATTCCTTTCTCCTTAATTATCATACGATAATTTTTTCAAACACTTAGCTTGATTAAATTTATCTTTTTGTCATCTTATTCAGGTCACCAGACCAGTATTCATGGTTACACTTCTGGCATACCCAAACGCTGCGCGTCCATCCCATTGCTATAATTTGATCACCATGAATTGTTTTGATCTTTTTATAGTCATGCTTGCAAGTTAATCGCTGATAGAGAGCCACCAGTATTCCAATGGGTAGCAATGGAGCAATCAGGATGTTCACTATTAATTTCCGTAAATCCATCAGAACACCTCTCTAACCATCCCAACCTTCACGCTTCATTGTGTTTTCCTCAGCAGAGTAAATGTCTTTTTAAGAGCACAAAAAAAGCCCACCTTTCGATGAGCCTTCAATCATTAGTGCGACTTACTTACACTTCGCGCCACTATATCACGAATTTAACAGGTGCTTTCCGGAAGGTCAAGTTTTCATCATTTATATTTAATAAATTTATATCTACAGTGCAATGCAGCCAATCCACACTTCACGTCTTGCTCAGCTCCATGTTTAGAACGGTCTTTTGTTGCCATCTGCGACCACGAGTTCCCATAGAAGTATCGACAAATAATCGCATCCATCCACTCATCCATGATTTCGCTCTGGCCCTGCATGTCTAGAATTAAACGCTGGACTGCCCGAGCTTCATTATCATCAATCTGACAAACCACTCCACCTCTAGACAGTTTTGGCTTTTCATCCTCCATCATATAGTCAGCAATAATCTGACGAGTCTTTTTCACACCCAGCTTAAACTTTCTTTGTTTGACTACTGCCTCATCCATAGCGACAGCAATCGGATTTATGCTTTTACCGCAAGTCCCAGTATTTGAGCGCATCCACGCTCCAAATTGATTTAACCAGCCTTCCAAGTCGTACTTTGACCAATCTACTGTCTGCATAATCGTCACTGCCGCATTCATCCCATTCCCCTTATACCTTCAACTTTTCAACCTGAATTACCAGCTTTCCGCCTTTAAATACTGGCAACCGTTTAACTGTCAGTCATGCCCAGCCATCCACTAAGTAGGCAGCCTTTCTAGCTAGAGATCTGTAAGCTTTCGCATCAATAACTATCAATTTCACCTCCGGGTGATAAATAGCCATCCTTTTGATTTTGGTTTTACTTCTATCATCCATCCACCCTTTTACCTCGTGGTACACAATCGACCCATCACTCTCTGTAACTCGAAAATCTGGCAAGTATGAACAGGTGCCTCTTTTCACCCCTTCAAACCAAAAGGTCTCAGGTTCATGCTCCCATTTTAATATCTGTCCCTTTTGCTTTAACCACTCTAAGTAATGGGCATAATTTAATTCCCACTGGCTTCTATAGAAATTTCGAACCCCACCAACCTCAGCCCACTGTTGCTTCCATGATGCTTTGCGTCTTGCTGGATACAATGTGCCGTTCTTCTCTTTGGTTTGCGCTTGCTTCAAATTTTTAGCCGCCCAATCATCTTCGGTTAACCTGGAAAGGCCTTTGGATGTATTTTCAGAGATTAGCTCTCGCACCTCTTGGGTGTGCTTCTTACCCAAAAACCCCTTTGGGTGCCCATGTTGCTTAATAGCCTCTTTAGCTGATGTTGAATTTCTGGCTTTCTGCTCGGTAGACGCAATTCTCGACTTATCTGTTAGTCCAAGCTCCCTTGCTCTTCTACTAACATTGGTTTTCTGCCCTCTCCCCAATTCCTTTGTTAAATAATCAAGATCAAAGCTTGATGCGGGCGTATTCATATAATAGGCAATAATCTTTTGATCATCTTGCTTGGTGAATTTCTCGCCTTTCAACCTATAGCCAAATGCCCTTAGATGCCTATGAACCACACTATGCGATGTTCCATGTGCATCCGCAGTTTTATGAACACTCTTTAGCTCCAGATAGGTTTTCCAATAATCATTAGCTTTCTTTTTAGCTTCTGGATTTTCTGTAAGTTTTGCGCCCATTTATACGCCCACCCTATTCTTCTTCCCCGACTTGGTTTTCACACCAAATCGAGGGCCTAGTCCGGCTTTTCTGGCCTGTGTTGCAGTAATGCGGAGGTCAGTCATTGGCACCTCGCCACATCATCACAACAAAGCAGGCCATAAGTACAAGCATCGCAAACCCAAGTAGAGTTGTTTTAAACTCCGCAAAAAGAATAACGTTGCAGATTAGAAGCACTGCGGTTTCTTGTTGGAATCTAGTCATTAGCGCCTCGCAGGGACTCTAAATTCTCAATTTGAGCCTCGATAACACCCGCAAACTCACTATCATCGGACCATAGATCAAACTCATTTCTTATGCTGATGGTGAGCTTTCTGTATTTATCAATCCTTTTCTCCCCCTCACCCACCTTCCCCATCAACACCGCATTCTCTTTCCGGCAGCATTCGAGCTGGGCTTTCAACTCATCAATTTCAGACTGACGAGCATTCCAGCCTTTGGTGTGCCACTCCTGAGTAAGGGCGATAAATTTCTCATCCATGATCAATCTCCTTTCTCTTCTTCAGCACCACCAAACCACCCGATCAGAGCCTTAACTTTCTCCAAAGTGATGAGACCGTCATAGTCGCGGTTATGTATGCAAACTAAATCCGTGTAGTAGTTACCAACTTCTGATTTCTCGCAAAGGAAAAGAGCTTCGTTGCCTTGACCAATACACACAGCCGATAGGTAACGCCTTCTACCTAAGTTATAGCTCACTGAATTTCCAACAGTGTGATAAGAAAACTCCTTAAAACCGAGTGCTATGAAATCTTTATTCGACAATCTCTCCATCACCCTTCCTCCCTACGCTGTCCGCAGATCAGGCGCTCAGCTTCAAGAATGGCGGTTGGTGTGCTCTTGTAGCATTCCGCTTCAATCAACTTGTTCTGATACCACTGAGCCTTTCTCAAATCCTCTAGACCATTCTTGTGCTTATAGCGCCACTGGTACTTAAAGATATTGCCGCGCAGATATCCTATGAATTCCTCATGGGTCATCATGGCTTGCATTGCTTCGATACATTCAATGTTGCCTGCGGTGTAATGGCCCGGACGGCTCACGTTGTCATGCTTAGTCATGCGGTGGCTCCAAATAGTTGTTTTGATTTTTCGGTAGCTTTATAGGCCCGGTTATTTCGCTTGTTGTTGGAAATGAGATATTCAGCTTCAACCAAAGCATTCAGGTCTAAATTAAGCTGACCTCTGGCTAACTCTGTTACCTCTTCCTCAAGTTCCTTCGCACCCACCTCATGATCTGCATGAGTGATGTAGACCAAAATGTGCAAGTAATCCTCGAATTTTTTAAGTGAGCTTGTTCTCATGCCGCACCTCCACTCAACCAGTGACATTCGACATCAAAGCCATCGAGATCCTTAAACAAGTCCTTGGCAAAACCGGTTTTCAAGTATTGCGAAACACCATCGCACCATGTCTTGTTTTCTTTTAGATCCAAAGCATTGGTGACTTTTAAAAATTCCTTTTCCCATTTATCGAAATCCACATGCTTTTCGGTAAAATGTTTCTTTTGCTCATCGCTTAGCATGTTCTTTTTGATTAATTCGATGAAACGCTCAAATTCCCCAAGTCGGAATACACCAAGAATCTCTACCCAATCAATTTCATATTCGCCATGAACAACCAAGATAGTAAAAATCTTCACACCCCACCTCCCATACTCCACAGCGCTCGAATCCGCTGCTCGCTGTACTGATCAATCTTGCTCATATCCAGATTCTTGTACTCGTACTGCTTTGGCTTCGGAGTACGTTTTGAACTGGCTCTACGCTTAGCCTTGCTGCATGTGAAGCAGAGGCATGTTGATTTGTGGGTCATAGAGCCTCCTTAAATTCAGCAGGACATTCCTGGGTGGCTTGCATCAAAGCGCGAATTACACTTAATCCCTTTTCCTCAAGCTCTTTAGCACGCTGATCAATCCACACCTTAGCCTCTGGTGATTGCTTAGGCAGATAGGATTTAGGCACCGGACGATACAAATCAGCCTGCTTCTTGTCTTCAATACCTACTGGCTGCTCCCAGATTGCTTGCTGCTGCCCTTGTTCGGCATATTCCTTAACTACGTCCACATAGTTATCTTTAAACGCCTCATACGCTAAATAAGAGGCTCTATCGACGTTCTTTGCCCACTGGATGTCAGAAAACATTTCATAACAGCGGTCATACGCTTCTTTTTCGGCATTTGTGATTGCATGGGTGTTATCACCAAGCCATTTCACGATATCGCCCAGTGCTGCATGTTTCCCCTTAAATGAATCAACAACACGTTGCTGCTCAGTACCAAAACCTGTAATCCCAAGACACCATTTGCGAAACATTGCTGGATCTGGACAAAAGCCGTTATCACGGACCATGCGTAGCCCTGTTGTAATCTGCTCTCGCGAAAGATCTTCAACACAAATTTTCATTGCATGATTGATTGCTTCGGCTGGCATACCTTCAAAAGTTTTTTCAAAAGAGCGCGGTGCAATTGCTTTGAAAGTTGCAACCAGTTGACCTGTCTTGATTGGTTGAACCGCAGTTTGTTGATTAGAAACCATAGCTGTCATTGCCCTGCTCCTCTTGTGCGATCAACTGTTGAATTTCATCCCAGCGAGATGGTTTGTTTTGTTGTCCAGGTGTGAATTGCTGCTTTGGTGCAAACAAACCTTGATAGTTACCAGTGATTGAAGTTTTCAAAGACTCATTGCTGCCATCAAATCCCCATTTCTGGAAATCCTTGTAAATCGCATTTAGGGCATTTTTGGTCAGTTTGGTTTTTGCTGTTTGAGAGCGACTAGAAACGTATTGTTCCCAGAGAGAGAAATCACAGAGAAGTGAAAATCTTTCTGAAGTTAATTTGATTACTTCGTCATAAGATAATTTGCGAGCCTTGTCTTTGCGCTCAGCTTCGGCTTTTGCTTTTTCCTGTTTTACAAAGAAAGGAAAATTATAAAAGTTAGCTTCCAAAGGTTTTTTAGAGCGAAGCGACTTAATTAATAATTCTATAGATAGAGTTCTATAAGTTAGTTCTATTGTGTCTACAGTTTTTGTAGTACCTAGCACTACACTTTCTGTAGTACTGCATTCCATATTTTGTAGTGCTACATTTTCTGTAGTGGTACTACATTTTTTGTAGTGATCTACCAGTGAAACCTCATTAATCTGGTACTCATTACCCTTGCGACTGTTTTCACTAACTAGAGTGATGACACCCAAATCAAGTAGCTCTTTAAGGCCTTTACGAATGGTCATGGCACTTAATTTTTTAGAGCCTTCGAGCTTTCCACCTTGCAACTGTGAATAGCTCACATGGTCGGTTATCTTGTCCTTAAAGCCGTTAATACGATCCTCAAGTTCTGCATAGACATTTTTCGCTGCATCACTTAAAAAAGGCCGCACCTCATATCGGTATAACCGACTGGACATGACATAGCCTTTTTCAAACTTGTCAGCCATTTTTTTACCTTTGGAGAATTGGACAATATTGTCCTCATGTTTTTTTAGAGCTGTCATACCACCACCCCTTCACTTGTCAGCTTTTCAATAATCCAAGCTTCGCCTTTGGTGGTGAACATAGGCTGAGAGAATCCCAGCTCAGTCTGCTTAAGTTCGCCAAAGCCTTGATCTATGAACCACTGCTTGAATACGCGAGCACGCTTCACGCCATGGCTGTAGACATTTAATCTGTCGAGCAGCTTGTTCATTGCCATAGCAGACATACGGAGCTTTTGAGCCACTTGCGTAGCATTCAGTAGGTTTGAACGCTCTACCACGGTGTCGAAGTACTGAACCTTAGGTGCTGCGAGTTCAAGTTGCTTGGCTTGATCTGCTGCAAGTTGAAGGGCTTCGGCGAAGGATTGGGGTAACTTGTTTTGATTTTCCAGCTCATACCAGCGCTTAACTAATGCTGCTGTAAATTCAGGGCAAAGTTGAGCAACTACGGTGATTGAATCGAGCTTGCCCTGTTCGCCAATAAACTCATATACGTTAATGAATCTATTTGGACTAAGTGATTGTTTATTTTCAACTTTACGCATTGGAGGAAGTTGAATTACCCCCCTTTTTGCTAATCGCTCAATTGAAATACGCACATGATGGTGTTCTGATTCAACAAGCTCGGCAATCTCCAGACTGGACATTGTTTTCACTTGTGTTATATTTAGCTGAATCTTAGTATTCATCTATTAACTCCATGAGTTGGTAGGTAAAAAAGCCTGATCTGAACCATCAGGCTTTTTTGTTTTTGATAAACGGAAGGCCAAGAGCTGGCTTAATCTCATAACCGGCCACAACCTCTCCGTTTCTGAGCTCCAGGTAGATTTCCCGTTTCTTTCTTATGGCTGCACTAACCGCAGTTTGATGGCATCCAATTTTGTCGGCTGCCTTCATCTGCCCGTCACGCTCCACCATGTCCTTTAAAAGTATCGTTTCCATAGAAATAACATTGTTAGTGGAAAACGATTAAATACTAACATTGCTATTATCCACTTGCAATAACATTGTTATTTGTTGTTTAATAATAACGTTATTAAGATTTAATGCACCAAAGGGTAGAAATAGAAATGTGCATCATGATTAGGAAACCGCTTTCACCTGAACGCCAGCAAGATGCTGAACGCTTGAGAAGCGCTTGGGAGAACTTCAAAGCTGCCGCAAAGAGCAAGGGTAAGAAGGTCACTCAGGAAGACGTGTCCGATGCATGTGGCTGGAATACGCAAGGAGCCTTTAGTGCATACCTGAACGGGCGCACACCATTAAATTTAGATGCTTTAATTAAGCTATCTAATTACTTCGGTGTTCCTGCCAATGAAATCAGCCCTGAATTGGCGGCTGGCTTAGAGTCTGCACTTGTAGAGATTACAGACTATGCAGATAACAATATTGAAATAGCTGACTTTGATGGCCTTAAGCGAGTCCCTATCCTTACTTATGTACAAGCAGGGAACTGGCGGGAGGCGATACAAATGCCATCGGATAATTTTATTTTTGTTAGTGTGGATGTGAGTCCTAATTCATTTGGTGCTTATGTTATTGGAGATAGCATGCTGCCAGATTTCAGGGATGGTGACTTGATTATTATTGATACCCAAGTGAAGCCACAGCCTACTGATTTTGTAATGGCTGAAGACCCAGAGGGTATTACATTCAAGAAATACCGTTCACGCGGAATTAATGAAGAAGGAAAAGAGGTTTTTGACTTAGTGCCATTAAATCCAGATTTTCCTATCATCCGGTCAGATCGAAGCCGTGTAGAGATTATCGGCACTGTTGTAGAGCATAGAAGAATGTTTAAAAGAGCTGCTCGCTACCACTAAGCAATAACTTTATTATTAATAACCCGCCATTGAGCGGGTTTTTTTGTAACTCAATTATTAAAATATTAAAAATTACTAGCAATGCTATTGCATATTAATAATAACAACGTTATTATTTTTCTATCAACAAAATAAAAAGCCCCAACGTTGTTCCACCAACCTGAGGCCCGACCCACCCTAGTGAGTGAATTAATTATGAATGCAAAACTTACTTTATTCAATAGCCTCCTAATTGCCTCAGTGGTATCAGGCTGCAACTACGCCGATGCAAGCGGGCCTATCGCAGTCGAACAGCAAGAACAGATCAGTATTGTTTCTCGCTCATACCATGTCGTGAAGATCGATTCACGCTGCTCAGACTTCTGCCCAGCAACACTGACAACAGAAGATGAAGAATACGAAATCAAAGTCGAGTTCAAGTACTCGACTTTTGATGATGGAAATGGCGTGGGTTACTCGGCTGTCGGTGCTGAAATTGAAGAAATGGAAATCATTGCAGTTGAAGATCAGCTCGGCGAAGAAGTGAATGCTTACATCGACCAATTTGAGATTGAGCGCATTAATGACGCGCTGGTTGAGGGGATTTTGAAGGAGCGCCGGGTATGAGTCTGATTGAAAAATTTGGCGGCTATATGCCAGCTTATAACCACTCTAAACAGGTGATCCTGCCTGAGTTAGACCGGGAACTTCTTGAGTATCGTCGTGCAAACAATCTTATAGCAGCTGGTGATCAGATTGTTATAGACAACAAGCCGGAGCTTTACACAGTACAAGCTGATGATATTGGCTCTCACTGGATTCATCTTGTATCTATTCGGCATGCAGATGATGCGGAAATTCAAAGTGGTGTGGTTTGCCAAGGAGCTGCTCAATGAAAATCAAAACCGCTTTTGCCGAGCAGTTCAGCACTCATGACTACGACCCTGATTTTGCAGCTCACTATTTTGGCCGCATCGAAATTCACTTAGACACGCAGTACATGCTGCTTGATGACTTGCACACCCAGCGCGTCACGCTATCCATTTTAGTGCTACAGGACGGCACAGTCGACACAGACCAGGTGTGCACAGTTAAGACTTACCGTGGTCTGCCAGATGACTGTGTGTTTAACGATGAGTTTATCGCAATTGATGAATTGACGACTCAGCAGTTTGATTACTTCACGAACTTAGAAGAAGTGAAGCGTGAAATTGGATTGTTTGGAATGGAATTGGCACAGGTTGCTTAGGAGAAGAATATGAATGCACCGGTAAAAGCAGAAAATCAAATTGCCGAACACGACCCAAAGTCCATCAAGGCTTATGTGTCAGATGCAAAAATCCGCCAAAAATTTGAAGAAGTTCTTGGTAAAAAAACTCAAGGCTTCCTGGCTTCGGTGATGCAAGTGGCGAACCAGCCGCAACTTAAAGGCGCAGTACCAGCAACTGTAATTAATGCAGCCATGATGGCGGCTACGCTTGATCTGCCAATTAACAATAACCTTGGCTTTGCATACATCGTGCCTTATAAGCGCAAGTTCAAAGATGCTCAAGGCAAGTGGTCTGAGTCTTTAGAAGCTCAATTCCAGATGGGATACAAGGGCTTTATTCAGTTGGCACAGCGTTCAGGTCAGTTTGCACGTATTGCAGCAACACCAGTATTTGAAGGTCAATTGATTTCAGCAAATCCCCTGCTTGGCTATGAGTTCGACTGGACTATTCCAAATCAAGGTGAAGCTATTGGCTATGTGGCCTTCTTTAAGCTACTGAATGGCTTTACTGCCGAGCTTTACATGAGCACTGCTGACATTAAAAAGCATGCGGGCAAATACAGCCAGTCATTCAAATATGGTTCTGGTGTCTGGAAAGATAATTTTGAATCCATGGCTCTTAAGACTGTGACTAAGCTCTTGCTATCAAAACAGGCCCCACTTTCAATTGAAATGCAGACAGCACAGCTGGCGGATCAGGCAATTGTTCGTGATGTGGAGACCAATGACTTTGATTACATTGATCATAACGAGTCGGTAGGATCAATTGAGGCACCAGAAACAACGCTTGATCAGCAGGAGTTCCAGCAACTTATAACCTCTATTCAGTCTGGTGACCTGGATAAAGCTTTCGTTCTCTCAGGTGAAGCTGGCTACGTGTTAAGTGAAACACAAAAAGCAGAACTGGCAGGGGTTTGATATGAAAGTACATCCTCATGCGCTACATGAAATTATGGGGGAGCCAAAGCAGGTAGATCCTGCTCTGGTTACTCCAGAAATAGAAGCAATATTGCGTAAAACTAAGCGCACTGATGAAGAAAAGGCCTTAATTAAGCATCTTAAAGAACACACATTGTCTGAAGGTGCTAAGTCGGCTATAGAGCGCTGGGTAAAAAAAGATATTTATGGCTTTTGTGACTTTCAAGGCAACAAGTACACCGAAAAAGGGCTAACGCTTGAAGATAACGCAATACGCGCTGTTCAGATTCAAAACTTCATTGGCATGCAAAAGAACGAGAAAACGTTCAGCAATGAATATCTGGAAGGCACACCTGACATATTAGTTTGGAATAAGGGTTATGGCCGTGACACAAAGTGTTCATGGTCGGGTATACAACATCCCTTTTTTGAGCGTGAAGCAGTGAAGAAAGTCAGAGATAACGGTTATGACTATCAAATGCATGGCTATATGAATCTGACAAAGCTTAAGCGTTGGGCGGTGGATTTTGTACTACTTCCTACCCCTGACCACTTGATTTTTGGTGAAGATCAAAGAGAGCAGCAAGTTACTTTGATCAACCAAATACCGCTTAAAGAAAGGATTACAACCATCTGGATTGAATACGATGAAGAAGTCCAGCGGCTAATCAAAATCAAATGTTCACTCGCTCAAGTATATGCACAGTCATTGAAAGCAGAGTTAGGTAAAGGCCTAAAAGTCGCATAAACCTACTTTAATAAAAAAGTAGACCCGATTTTTAGCACAGTTATTTATTTTAATAAAAGATTGGTGGTGAAGATGAGTATTAAAAATCTAGAACCGATAGAAATTATTCGCAGTGAAATGGGCACTTGGACGCATCCAGCCTTTTCAGAATACATGAATGAGAATCTGAAAAACGAAGAATACGTCAGTAGTGATGAATGGAAGAAGTTTGAGAATCACTTTGATGTGGACACAGTAACATTCTGGATGGAAAGCAGTGTTAGCCCTGACGATTGGGAAATCATGATGGATGACAGTGATATCACCAAGTGGGAACCAATTGCACCAAACGGTTTTTTCTTAATTGATATCAACTTTAGTGAAGATGATGCCTATGCCATTTTCGCTCGTAATAAACGTGAATGCGAGGTGGCGTGATGGATATTGAAAATTTTATAGCTGAATTCAAGAAAACATTTGTCTACGACATTCTTTCTCAAACGCTTTCTGATGAACAGCTATTTGAGCATGTTGTGGATGGTGATGCTGTGCTTTGGTTTAAAGAGCAAACACGCCAAATGTGGCTAATGTGGGAGAAAGCCCAAGCGGTGCCGGAAGTGGCACAACGTCAAGGTGGTTATTACATCCGTGACTTACGCAGTCAACCAGGTAACTGTATGAAGTTCTGGTATCAAGCAGGCTATGGCACGAAACATAAAAACTTTTTTTGGTGTGCGACGCTAGAAGAAGCAAAAGAATACAAAGGTGGCTGTGACTGGTTTGAAATTTGGCATGCACCTTATATTGATTCGCTTGTTGAATACACTGTTGATTTTCAATTAGCAGATCGAGGTGTCGGTTTAGTTGATTTAAAAGCACAGGAGCCAACCAATGACTGAATATCAAGTTGAAGTTAGTGTTACTGGGTCTTATCACGTAACAATATCAACAGCCACAAGTGAGGAGCACGCCAAAGAACTGGCCTTGCAATACTTCAATGAGGATTATCCTGATTTGGATGGGGTTGTTGTAAATGTGGAGCCTGAACAATGATCCCAAAAGACAGTGATTTGCCGGAAGAAGTGGTGAAGAGTTTGGGAGAGGTGGTATGAATCTGATTGAACAGTTGGGCGGGTATGAAGCTGCAAAGGCTGGGTCAGAAGCGCGACATAGAAGCGGTATAGCACCGTGCGAACTTGATCGACAGCTTTTAGAATACCGCCGCCAGCACAAGATTTACGAAGTGGGAGACTTGGTCGTTAAGTGCGGAAGTATTCATCAAAAATCCACATCATTTTCGCTCTGGCAGGTGTTACTTGTCCTGCAAACATCTATTCCCTGCATTGAGGTTGCCCCTCTTTCAAAAAAGGGAAAAGTGATACATGCAGGGAAATCAATTCAAGTGTTACAGCAATTTAGACACGCCGAACCAGAAGAATTGAAAGCAGGTAAAAGATTGGAGGTGGTTTGATGGGTATTGCATTTGATCTGACATATACCGAGCGCCGAATCTCAACAAGTGAGTTTGCTCTCCGTATGAATATATCCGAGAAAGAACTTTATGCTCGGATTAACGATGGACGCATTCAGCAACCTTATAAAGATGGCCGAAAAAACTACTGGCTGAACAGCTATGTTTTGGAGTGTATTCTAAAAACAGAAGGTGGTAATATAGGTTCGCTAAATGCATAAAATAAGAAAGAAGAAACTGGTCGCATTTAGCGGCCTTTTTTTCACAACAAAATTAATTGTGAGTAAGATAGTGAGTAAGAAGGCAATCTCTACAATAATTATGATTTAAATACATCTACTTAAATGCACGATGTTGAATTGCATCCATCGTGATCATGCTGGCTGAGCGAATCACTTCATCATTGATTTTACAGATTTCATAAATGGCAGCAATGAAAAAGCCTTGGCCATCTTTGCGTCGTACTCCCCAACGCTGAGCCTTACCATCAATATATTTTGCTTCATAAAATTCGGTCACCGGAATAACTCCAAACTTACCTTTAAATGCAGCCTCCTGGAAACTTGGCTTTTCAAATAAAGTTTCATTTCGGGCATTATAGGTCCGTTTAGCCGAACTTTTATCCTGAGCCCACTTTGGCACCAGTCCGAACATTACGCTACGCCATTCCAAGCCATATTCTGACTTGAATAGTAAAGGCAAATCATAGGCTGGATACACTTCTTCGAGATAATCGAAAGGAATATCCGGTAACTGAAGTTTATCCACCTGAACACGCGTAACAGGTTTAAAATTGGCACACATAGGCGAAAATTTAAAAAACTATAGGTCATATATAGTGATAACTTTTAGTATTTCAATGGACTAGTGGCTGGATAATATTATGTATAAACAGCAGAATTTGACAAAAACATCTTAAAAAACTTAAGGAAATACAGGCCTGAGTACAAATAAGATAGTGTTATATTCTATGTACTCAGGCCTTTTATTATTTAATGTGTTTAAGTAGAAGCCTGATTATGTTCATACATTTTTAAAAATTAGACAGTGTATATTGTACTAGCGGTAGATCATGCCTCCATCTGTTAAAATTGCCTGCCCGGTAATATAATCGGCATCTTCACTCGATAAAAAAGCAACCAGCGCAGCCACGTCTTCAGGTGTTTGTGCACGCCCTAGTGCAATACCACTCACATATTTTTTGTATGTTTCACCAATTGGGGTATGGGTAATTTTAGAGAATCTTTTATCAATTTCTACCCACATATCTGTGCCCACTACTCCCGGACAATATGCATTTACCGTAATGCCATGTGAAGCATATTCCTTGGCTGCGGCCTGAGTTAAAGCACGGACTGCGAATTTTGTTGCCGAATATACTCCTAACATGGCAAAACCTTCATGCCCTGCAATAGAAGCTGCATTAATAATTTTACCTTTTTGCTGGCGCGCTTTAAATTTTCGAGCTGCGGCCTGAATACCCCACAGAACTCCACCAATATTAATACCGCTAATTTTTTGCAGTCCTTCAGGTGTCACTGCATCAAGAGGCTGAACCTGAGCAATTCCAGCATTATTGATCATAATATCAAAACCACCTAAAGACTGCTCGGCATGTTCAATACTGGCATACACCTGATCACGCTGACTGATATCAGCAACAAAAATACTGGCTTTTACCTTTAAATTTTCAATTTCCTGTTTTACTTGATTAAGTCGTTGTTCATTCAGATCTACCAAGGCTACATGTACACCTTCCTGAGCCAGTCTTAGAGCAATACCACGCCCTATACCTTGCGCTGCGCCTGTTACAACGGCGATTTTATTCATTAATCCCTTATTCAT